TCAATAATTTCTTTGGTATTGCTTCCACATAATCCTTGTAAAACGATATCTAACTTAATCAAAGGTTGAATGCCTTATCAATATAGTTTTCATAACTTTTAATTAAATTTTCATTATTCCACGAATTATAAGCAGCCATTACATCGCTCCAACCATCGGTATATAGTACCTGAAACTCATACTCTTGGTGAGTAATGAGCGTGTTTCCAATAAGGTTACCGATTAGTCCAATACCACACGCAGCCTTGTTACCAAGTGTTTGTGTTACAAATAATACTCTAGGTTTCATTTTACTGCCTTTACTTGTTCTTCAATCCAACGGTATGTCTTAGTTAATCCAGCATATAAATCTTGAGTAGGCACCCAGTTTAGTTTTTCCCTAATAAGTTCATTATTGCTGTTGCGACCACGAACACCTTGCGGTCCATCTATATGCTTAATAGTAATTGTCTTGTCTGCAATTGCCGAAACCGTAAGCACAAGGTCGTTGATTGAAATAAGATAATCGCTGCCGATATTAACTGGACCACTAAAATCGCTATCCATAAGACGCATTACACCCTCAACGCAGTCATCAATATGAAGGAATGAACGAGTCTGCAATCCATCACCCCATACTTCAATCTCACCGCCTTTGCTAGATTCTGCGATTTTGCGGCAAATTGCTGCTGGCGCTTTTTCTTTACCGCCACTCCATGTACCATGTTCGCCAAAGATGTTGTGGAAACGTGCAATACGATTACGCATACCATGTTGGCGATTATAGGCTAGATATAATCGTTCAGAAAATAATTTTTCCCAACCATATTCACTATCTGGAAAAGCTGGATAAACAGTCTCTTCACGGCAATCAGGATTTTGTGTATCCATTTGATTATGTTCATTATAAACACAAGCACTACTACTAAAAAATACTTGATCAATGCCTTGGCGATATGCTGTGTCTAATACATTAAGATTAATCTTGGCACTGTTGTTCATAACATCAGCATCGTGTACGCCAGTATTAATATAACCAGCACCGCCCATGTCTGCAGCAAGTTGAAATACACGATCAACTTTTTGATTTATAATAAAGTCAACTACTTGTGGATTGCGGCAATCACCAATGAAGAACTCATCACACGCACTAGATTCAAATTCAGGTTGTTTTAAATCAACACCACGAACCCAATAACCATCTGTTTTTAATCTTTTAGCAATATGACTGCCAATAAATCCACCAGCACCAATAACAATTGCAGTTTTTTCCATTTTATTCTTCATCCGTGTCAAATATAATTTTAGTAAGTTTATCTTGGCAACTCTTATAACTCCAAGCCGCTTGCATTGCTGCAACTTCTGTGGCACCATTTGCTATTGTATCCTTTAAACTTCTTTGAGGATATGCAGGTTGGTGTTCTAATATATGTCTAAATGTTTTATTGTCTGACGTAGCAAGCGGACGACCACTCATAATTGCTTGGTCGGTGGCAGCAGCAAGACCTGGAATTGTTCTGTTATAAAAGAATGCATTTAATGTATTTTCACTACACCAATTAACAAGTTCCTCATCGCTCATAAAATCGTGAGTAACGATTACTTCAATTCCTTCTTTTGCAATAGATTTACACTGATCTTCTATTTCTCGTGGTAAATTAGCATAAGGTTGGGTATAAGTTCCCTGTGGCAAGTTTAATCTAACAATCGCACGATCAAATTCAGCATTAACTGCTTCTACAATTAGGTGAAATCCTTTGCCTAGTGTTGGTAATCCAAAACTACCAATAACTGGGATATCACGCTCTACGTAAGGTTTAACTTTAGTTTTTTGCAATGAACGAGGAAAAGCATGAAACCTTGGATCGCCATATTTCATTGTTGGGTCAAGAACAATATATCCATGAAAATTATCGTTCTTTAAATTAACAACAGGATTATTTGGTTCCATTTCTAAAATAATATTATATCTTACGCCAGGCAGATTTCCAAAGTGCTCACTATAAACACCCTCAACTGTGCGCATGGTATGATCATGATAGTTAAAGATATAAACATCATATGTTTCAACAGTTGTACCATCTTTATAAACTATTTGACCAGCATGTAGTTGATTGATATCTAATTTATCAACCTCAACGTAATCAACAGTCCAATTTTTTCCATCCTTGATGGAATCATAGAACATTTGTCCACTCTTATAAATTGAACATTTTGTATCACGTGTGTTTATGAATAAAAACTTATGACTCATTTTAAACTTTCCATAATAATATTTTCTAGTTGTGTTGATATGTTTGTATAACTGTGTTTGCCAACCCAATCAGCAGCATTTTTCATTATTGTATCATAATGCGGCGAATTGTTAAACATTTGTTGCTGTATTGAATATATGCCTTGTGCCATCTCAGCATCTGTAAAACCAGGTAGATGAAAGACAGAATCTTCTAAATCATCAAATATAGGATTAGGAGTTACTGCAACAGGAATACCACTTGCTAACCCATAACGAACACTGCCGCTTGTTGGTTCTGCTGTTGCTCTATAAGGATGCACATACAAGTCACATTCACTTAACAATCTTAAACTTTTACTATCTGGCAGAAAATCATTGTAAAATTCTACATAATCAGAAAGATTATTATCAATTACGTATTTTTTTGCATCCATGATACCTTGAGTACTTTGGGTAATTGGATATTCAGCATTAACTAAACGTAGATTAAACTTTAAATTATTAAGACGCAATATATGAATGGATTGTATAAGTTCCATTATTCCTTTATTTGGAAGAAAAAATCCATAGTTGCCGACTAAGAAAGCATCGTGATTATGTTTTTTCTTTTCTATTTCAGTTGTATAAACTCCATGAGGGAATAATATACTGTTTTCTCCAAAACCATTTTCTATTAATAATTCTAAATGTTGTGGAACTTGAACCGTTAACTTAAAACATTTTTTAAATGACAGTGGTATTTGTTGCAAATTAGACAAACTATGAATTAAAATAATAACTTCACGGTTTGTTTCATATGCCCAATCAATAAAGTTACTTAATGAAACTGAATGAATTAAACCAGGATGATATGATACTACAATAGATTTGATATCGTGTTTTACAATCTCATTACGAACATTGTTAAGATCATCATATCCACTATTCCAACAACGAAAGGTGTATTCATCGTCAGGACTGGTATGCTCTGCCGATTGTGCTGCTAAAACAAAAGGGTTAATACCCATATGTTCAATCAAATGCTTACTATAGGTTGCTATTCCACATCTTGTATTATATGTTGAAATCCAACCAATGTTAGACATTATGATGTCCACGTGATTGATTATTATTTTTTAAATCATTTAACGCAGATTCAATAATGCCAACTGCGACTGAAGAATATGCAGTGTTACTAAAACGAAAATCTGCATTAATATCTAGTCCATATGGCAGCACATCTTCTGGCTTGTGGCTAAAGTTTACAAATATCTTGCTTTTATCAAGAAGATTATCCTTGGTATTGGCATAGGTAAATGGTCCACTATTCTTACCAACAATCAAGTTAACCTTAGTTGATAGATAAGAAATATCACACAAATCACAAGCATCGTTGAAGATATCACTTGTAAACACAATGTTATCAAGTTTAGTATCAAATTTTTCAGTAGCAACAAAAGTGTCGCCACGATGATTATTTGCCACATGCTCAATAATCTTCTGCATATTGTCCATGCTGCTTTGTGCACTTGCAACTGCACTGTTGCAGAACAAGTAAACATCGCCAACAAATTGCTTGTAATTATCTACGGCAGCACGATTATACTTACTATAATCAATTTGTGGAACATAATCCCACACATCATCACTTAGTTTGAGGTCAATGCCAAATTGCTGACGAAGATTATTGTAACACTCGCCCACAATGCGGTGATGGCTAATGTAAGAAGGATGGGTGTTAGCCCATAATCCCATATATGATCCCACCCATGTATTAATAAGAATGGTATCGTCGTCACTGCCAAAGCGGTTCCACTGATTAATGCCATCAAGAACCGTGCGGTTGTTTTCTTCATCTAGCGTCTCTACAAGGTCAATAATTGCACGAGGATTTTTCTTATGTGCATAATAGAAGTTTGATTGTGGCATCTGTCTCTTGATATCGGCAACCCATCCTCTTGTGGAGAATAGGTCACCGTAATGCCAATGATTGAAGAATACTATGTTCTCCATAGATTATCCAATAACCTGAAAGGTTGGACATGGAACAACTAACTTGCCGCCCTTTGCGATAAAGTCACCTTCACGCTTGACAAACTCATCAATAAAGTGCCATGGCAATACAAGCAAGTAATCTGGATTTGCTGCTCGCATTTCTTCTTCGCTGCAAATTGGAATATTAGTTCCAACAGTCTGCAGACCAAATTTATATGAACTACGTTCAGCAATAGCAATAAGCAAGTCTGGTGTAATACCAAACAACTGTAGTAGCGTATTACCCTTGGTTGAAGCACCATACCCATATACTTTCTTGCCTTCTGCCTTAGCCTGATGCAAGAACTCAAGAACTTGCGCCTTTAGCGATGCAATATTGTCACCAAAGTCTTTCCAAAGTTTCTCGTCAGCGATATCCCAAGCCTGTGTTTCATAAGCAAGAGTTGAAGAGATACGGAAACCACATACGTCACGAACCTGTTGTGTAGCAAAGGTCTTCTCATCGCTTGTGTCCTTTTGGAAAGTTACACGGAATGAACCACCGTTAGTATCATTCAATGAACAATCACGTAGCACAAAACCTTCACCTTCAAACAACTTCTTAATACTGCGTAAGTCATAATAATAAACGTGTTCATGGCAAATATTATCAAAAGCCAACTGCTTTAACATAAGTGGAGTATAACTCATTTGAAGAACAAATACACCATCATCTGCAAGGATAGAATGCGCATCACGAATAAACGGACGTGGATCATTCAAGTCATAGAACATAGCAATACAAGTAATTACCTTTGCCTTTTCATTACCATAGCCAAGGCTATCATAGGTTTCACGACTAAAGAAATCTTGCTTAACTTCGGCAACCTTGCTGCTTTCATCCAAATATGAATCATCGGCAGGATCAATACCTAACTTAATCATGTTATCAGGAACCTGACGAAGCAGTGTGCCATCATTACAAGCAATATCAAGCCAGATATCACCATTGTTGATCTTTGTGCGACTGGTAATCTCGGCTACGATTTCGCCTAATTGCTTTGTCATGCTTGTGTTGATACCACTGCGATACCAATACTGACCATACATCTTATCAAGTGGCGCAACACCATCAAGACGAGCAGCACCAATGGTTTCGTCAAGATAAAGATCAAGACTCCATGGCTTTGTTTCACGCATTTCTGCGCCTGGCTTCATAAAATCACTTACGTAGTGATCGCCTAATTCTAAAATCTTCTTCATTGATTATTCCTCATGTATAACTTTTTGCTTCTACGATAGTGCTATTGCACTTCTTGTTAATAGCTTGTTTAATTTGTGCACGACGAGTATTTGCCGCATAGGTTGAACTTGCAATGTGAACAAAGTCAGTATCATATGGTTTTTTATCTTCGGTAGAACCATATGTTCTAGCAAGGTCTTCATTATACCACATTTTTTTATTAACCTCAAACAATTCTTCAATTTCTGTTGATAAATTAATATCTTTAAATTGATTGGTAAGTGCAGTTAACTCGTTAAGTTCACGACGAACATGGTTCAGTTTATCAAAATCTGTTATTTCTTGCAATTTAATTTGCAAAATTGTAATTTTATCATACAATTCTCCAACACCAATTGGCGCAAGAATTATTGTCATGCGTATGCCTTTGCAAGTTTAAAATCGTTTTCACACATATCATTTACAAGGTCTTGTAATGTATAATGTGGTTGCCAATCAAGAACTTCACGTACTTTTGTTGCATCGCCTTGAATATTGACAACATCGACTGGACGATAAAATTCAGGATTCACACGAATCATAACATCACCAGTTACGCTATTACGAGCAACTTCATCTAAACCCGTGCCTTCCCAAACTAACTTAATACCAAAATGTTCAGCAGTTAGATTACAAAAATCACGGATACTAGCCTGAATGCCAGTTGCCACAACATAGTCATCTGGAGTATCATGCTGCAACATCATCCACATTGCACGAACATAATCTTTGGCATGGCCCCAGTCACGAAGTGAGTCCATATTGCCAAGTTCTAGAACTTTCTGCTTACCCAATACCATGTTGGCAAATGCCTTAGTAATCTTACGAGTAACAAAAAGTTCACCACGACGAGGAGACTCGTGGTTGAATAGCAAACCATTGCAACCAAAAATCTTATAACTTTCACGGTAGTTTACCGTAATCCAATAAGCATACAGCTTAGCAGCACTGTATGGTGAGCCAGGATAAAAAGGCGTTTCTTCATTTTGTGGATTAAACTTCTGGATACCAAACATTTCACTGGTTGATGCCTGATAAAACTTGGTTTTATTTTGTAATTTTAAACTGCGAATACTATCAAGAATACGCAGCGGACCTAGCGCATTTGTGTCACCAGTAAGTTCTGGCATATCAAAAGATACTTTAACATGGCTTTGTGCCGCTAGATTATAAATCTCATCTGGACGAACCTTGTCAATAAGATTACGAATACTATTACTATCGCTCAAATCACCATTGTGAAAATAAACTCTGTCTTTAACATTTTGAATATTTGGATGGTCAAAGTTTGCGCTACGACGGATAAGACCGTGAACTTCGTAACCCTTGTCTAATAGTAGTTCTGCTAGATAACTGCCGTCTTGACCAGCAATGCCCGTAATAAGTGCTTTTTTCATATTTTCCTCGTTGATATCTACTATATATTGTCAATTATACTTGATTACAAATAATTAAGATATATTAAAATCTTCCATGCCAGCAGTTTTTAATTTGACCAGATGTCCAAGCATAAAATTTTTGCTTTCCATTGCTTTCATGATTCCTAACCACCGATTACGTAGCAGTGCTACTTCGTTGATGATGGTTTCAAAATCAATAACTTCTTCTTCACCATCAACATACTTTTCTGCATCACGTGCTGTTAGTGCACGAGCATAGTGTTCTAGGTATTTTTGAAAATGTTTGCGACGAATTTTACGCAACTGAATATTCAGATGATTAAGAATAGCTTCAATTTCCTGTAGTTGATTAAAACGATGTTCAGTAATACCAGGCAAACCACTGATATTTTTTTCTACGTTTCCATAGATACCAATATCACGCTTTGCCTTCTCCAACTCGTTTTCATAGTATTCTATGAAGTCGGGAATATTAGATAAATCTTGACTTACCTTAGTATACCAACCACTCATTCTTCATCACTGTCTTCGTCATCAGCATCCTGAATATCAAGATGCTCGGCTATTGCTGTATGCATAATACGATCAACGGCTAGTTCTTGTAAATCGTGATCTGTAATACCTAAGTCAACTAGTTCATTAATAACATGATCAGCAGCTACTTGACGGTCTTTTACTGGAATATATTCTTTAACTGTTTGCCAAAATTGAACAAGTAATTCGCTTGTATCACTCATCTTGCATTTCTTCCTTTTTAGTAATTGCGGTATGCTTACCATACTCACTCATAATTATATCCAATTGTTCATCACTAAAGTTTTTTCGAAACTCTTTAATGATTTCACCAGTAACTGGACTTGTGTAGCATAGACGATTACCTTCTTTAACAAGAATACCTTCACCTTCAAACATTTCTATGAGACCACTATATGGACTCATACCAGTTGTATATGGAATCTTTACCTGAACGCTTTCAAATGGTTTGGAGTATCGTGTTTTCATGATCTTACATGCTGCACGGATACCATTTACTTCCGAAGTTTTGTTGCCATCTTCATCTTCCTTCAACTTCAGCTTACGCATGGCAACAACGATAGAACTTGCATAGATAAACCCTTGACCACCCGAAATCTTATCATCTGGATCGAACATATCCTGTGATGCATATGTATGATTGGTTGCAACCATACCAATATTATAACTGCCAAACATGTTGACACAGTTACGAACAAGTGCTGTCAGTGCCTTTGGTTTACGACCCATATCACCTTTCAAATCACCTGCTTCAAACTGATTGATATCAGTTGGTGTAAGCAACATACCGAGCGAGTCCAATACAAACAGAACCTTTGGACGATCACCTTCTGGCAATGCCTTGTAAGTATCCATAAAGTTAGTAATAGTCTTGGCAACATCATCAATCATTGCCATATTAAGTTTAAGCAACTTGCTCTCACTGGTATCTACACCAAGTGCTTTCAACCAATCTTCATCAAGCGCATTTTCGGTATCAATAAGGATGACATAAATGCCTTGTTCTTGTGCGTTTTTTACAATATTACCACTACAAATATAACTTTTACCTGCACCACTTTCACCAGCAAACACAGTTACTTTACCAAGTGGTATACCACGATTAAAATCACCGCTAATACGATAATTCAATGTGTAATTACCAGTTGATACCCAATCAGTGGGATCATTATAACCAACACTCATACCTGGTATTGCTTTTGTTAAGTCTTTGCGAAATTTTGATATGTCAAATGGTTTAGCCATAATTGTGCCTTTATGTTCTTATTATATTATTATATGAAAACGGGACAGGATTGTCAATAATCCTGTCCCATAATTTTGGATTATTCAGCGGTTTTACGGTTGCGAATCATGCTGAGAATATCAGCAGCACGTTGATTGCTGTCACCGCCGCTCTTAGGAGCAGTTCTTAGTGGTGTACTTGCAACAGGCGTGTCATCAGTATCAAAAGGAACATCGTCCTCTACTACTGGCGCAGGTCGATTATATGATGCTACTGGTTTTGCAGTAGGCAAATCATCTACATCACTGTTGCTACTACCATTTATACCACTTGGCTTGTAGTATTGACCCCAACGTGACTCATCATAAGTAGCACCATCAACACTTGCTTCAAACATTTCTTTGATGATACGCATTTCTGCATCACCTGGTTTCTTTGGCAAGAATGATTTAAGATCAAACAATCCATATGCTTCAATTGCAGCACGTTCAGTTTGACTTAATGCGGTTTCCTTACGTGCCCACTTGCTGGTAGCATAATCTGCATACTGACCCTTGCTCGTTTTAGTGACACTAAAGTCCAGACCACGATCATAGTCTGTCGGTAGTTCTTCAATATCAGGGTCTTTGAGTGCAGCAATGATCAATGGATAAATGCTTGGGCTAATTACAAACCTACGAATTGTATTCTCAGGAATGCTGTCTTCAGTAAGTGGATTTTCACGAATGAAACCTTGGAAGATATATGAACGTTTCTTCCAATACTTGCGACCCATCTCTTCAAGGCTCTTGTCCTTGAACCATGTGCGAACCTCTGTAAGAACTGGACATGTTTCATTCCACATTTCCATACAAGGAACTTGAACAGTAGTGGGCTTGCTGTTCATTTGACCCTTGACGCCTGCAAAAGGCAGACGGATCATAGCACGTTCTACCCAGAAAAAATCATTCTTTGTATCACCATCAGGCAAGAACCTGATACGTGCTGTTGAATTTTCTGGAATATCCCAATGAGGGTAAATTGCGTTATCACGACCGCCGCCGGAACCGTTACTACGGGACTCTTGTTGTGAAAGTTTTGCACGGATTTCTGCCAATGAAGCCATAATGTATTTTCCTTTTGTTTGCCATATGTGCCATATACAATAGAACTCTCTCTACTGCATATATCTATTTATACACCAACGATAAGATAGATGCAATATATTTCTTCAATTATTTGAAATTATTTTGTCACGCAGTGCTAGTCCCTCTGCCAAATCTTCACAGAGTATTAGATGACTGCGTTTAATTTCCAATGACTGATTCGTAATATCGCCGCACACATCCTTAACATAACAGTTGTTGTGTGGGATTGCAATATCTTTTGGTAATTCTTTCCACCATACTGGAACACTGTAAAAGATTGGAGTATCATACCAATCATACCATTCACTTGCCCAACGCAGATGAACTTCAATTATTTTACCACCAATAGTTTCAAAATTTACATAGCCAGTAAATTCTGGTAGCAGATTATTCCATAGGGTTTGTGCTTCGCTTAAATTACTATTAAATATTTTCCAATATTGTATTCGCTTATGATCATTGCTGTGTGTTGCTATTGCTTTTTTACAATATACTACTTCACCACCTTTTAATTCAACATCATACGAACAATGTGTACCAGTGAATAGCGGCATCCAGAAATGACCAGCAATATACTCAACATCATCGGCACTATTCCAAATTTTGCTACCAAGTGCCATTCCCTCTAGGTTCATTATAGGTTTAGAAAATACAGGATATGTTTTAGGGGGGATACCGTGAGGAGCGCACTCATATTGCAGTGCTTGTGATAGTAATAACTTATTGTAAACCCACCTTGCCCACGGATATTGAGGATATGCTTCTATATCCGTGAGTAGAGGTGTTTTCATTACGCTGGTGGGTTAATATAAACTGGTGTTCCATCTACTTGGTCACCAGCAAGAATAATTTGATAACGTCCATCATCTGTTGCACCAAGTGTGACACTGTGGTTAGGAAAGTTAGGAATAACTTGTGAAATTACTGCCCAACTTGCTGCACCGCTATCGCTATATGTTTGTGTTGATGCCCAATTTTGGAGCCATGCTAAATCATATGTATCAGCCATTGTGCATTGTCGCCTTATGTTGTTCTAAAAATAAAATTATATTGTATAATTCTTCAACAACTTGATTTGAAAGACCGTCAGTAGGGATACGAGCAATTTGCATTTCTTTTGCTCGCCGACGCAAATTTGCAAGTGCGTTTATTGCATCATCAATAGTTCGCACTGCTGCTTCGTTTACTTGTTCTGATTCAACAAGACCACTAAGTCTTTTAATATCTGAAATTGCGTCAATCATTTGTTTTTACCCTTCAATTGTTTGAGAACAGCTAAATCATAATTCATTAACGATCTATTCCAGCATGGTATCTGTCATAGTCCAACCCAGTATCGCCTGTTTTTTGCAATCTAGTAACAGCATTTATTTTTCTATTGGAAATATCTGTTCTTGCCTTTAACATAGGAACCATAGCAGTCATTGCACCAAGTGCTAATCCTATAAAAATTACAGAAGCTGCTGCCGGAACAACAGTCAAAGCAAGAAGTGCAGTAGTTGCCAATACACTCAACATGGCCGTAATTGTATTTACGTTATTTTCATCAGTTTTAAACTCTGATTTAATTTGGTCCATACCTTGTTGTAATTTATCTACGGCTTGTTCTTTACCCTGTGCAATTGCTTGCTGTTTTGCATTTTCTTCTTTTTGTTTTAAAGCTGGCAATTCTTTTGCAATATCATCTGCCTGATGTTTATCAAAATAACTCATTACTTTTGATTTAAACCAGTCAATCATTTTATTTTCATTAATCTGTGAAGATTCTTGCAAATTATTACGGAATAATTCTTGTAAACTTGAACTTAGCTTGCTGTTAATTTCAATTGCTTCTAGTTTAAGCCTTGTTAAACGAATGTCGTTGCTCATAGTAAAAATCCTTTTCTATATTTATTTGTTTTTAATGCCAGCAACAGCTTGTAGCCAAGTTAGATCAGCACTTTCTTTCATTTTCTTCTTGTCAGCAAGTGCCTTCTTCATTGTTTCTTTCTTGTCGCCATCCTTGTCAAAGTCAAGATAATCTGGCTTGCCTTTTGACTTAGCTTCTTCTACTGTTGATTCATCAGTATATTTTACATC